TTTTCTATCATGCCGAGGGTAGAAATACCAATCATGCTTCTACCCCCTTAGAAGATGCTTACATCTTTGTCGTTGTCTGCTGAGTGGACTTCCTGAAAAATGTCAACGTGCTGTTTTTCAAGCGCGTTCTGTTCGGCGGCGACCTTCGCCGCAGCCTTCGTTGCCTTGCCGATTTCAATATTAATCTTGTCAACGATAGAATTGATTTCTACCGACATTGGATCAGCGTTAAATGCGTTGATTTCGGTTTCTGCATACTTCTTTTCTTCCTCGGTGTAATCCACAAGAGCAGAATTCAGTTCTCCAACGCGCTCCTTGACCTTTGCCTTCGCGATTTCCTGCCTCAGAAGCTCAGTCTCAGCCCAAAGTTGATTATACTTTTCATCCAGAGCCTGACGCTCTTTCTTGATCTCCTCAAGCGCCGCCTGAAGCTGTGCAACGCTCGCATTCTGTTCCGCAATCTGTGCATTAAGTTCCTCAGCGGTCTGCTTGGCAGCCGTGTTTTCGTTAATCAGAGCGCAAAGATCACTAAACATCTTTTTGATTTCATCCATGTGAAAAATTTCCTCCTTTTGTTCGTTCAATTCAAGCATCACGCAAGATTTATCGGCTGGCTCAATCCCTAAAACCGCAAATCCGGAGTAACAAAAGTGTGTGGGGATCCGCCCCTGCTCAAATTTTCCATTTTGATATACAATCTGGTCTTGGTCGATTTGCCTAACTATTTCGACGCTACCGAGGGGCGCACTTCCATCTGCGAAACGCTTTTCTAGCTCCTGTACAAAGTTGTAATAGCGCATTTCATCAATCTCACCATGCCCCACATGACAACGCTTGGTTTCATTGTTTATTTCAACATCTTCGATTGTGCTATGCGAAAAGTTGCCGATGATTTCCGCATTTTCGAAGATCGGGATACCGTCTTTCTGATCGGTTAATCCATGACTGTTCAGTTCTGTCTTTTCTTTGTTAAGGAATTCTGCTGTTAAACTCATTCCTTTTACGCTATCCATGTTATCCAGCACATACTGTTCTATCCAACAAATTCCGTTGCCGTTAAACATCGTGCCAATCTTATCTTTTATGCAACTGTCCGGATAGATTTCGTGCAAAACCATCTTAAAATCGCGCCGGCCATTGTTCTTGCGCTTTGCCGATAACTCAAAAAAAGCCAATACTCATCACCCACTTTCCGGCGTTCACTTTTTGCTAGGCTTGGGCTGCTCATTTGAGTTCCGCGCCTTAGTCTGTATTGTTGATGGGTTCGTTGGATTTTCAACGGATGGTCTGCCACCTTCGTTGTTGCCCGATTGTGTATAACTGGTTTGATGAATAGGAAGAATCTCGTCGAGTTTCAAATCCTTTTCCTCCATAACCATAGCCATAAACGCGTCGGGCTTTAGTCCAGTGGCCGCCGCCCAATAGAACAACGAGCCATGCCCTTGGAGATAGAGCTGCTGCGCCATCTCAGCTATCTCTTTGCGGTTGATATATGTGATCGGCAGATAGTAAACCTCTACCGCATTTGCCGCGCTGCGAATCAAATTCGCGTTAAGGCACTTGTTGAGTTCTTCTGCAATCATTTCGACCAACTGGAAAATCTGACTCGAAATAAGCCTCGCGTTCATTTCCATCGAAGAATAGGATGCGTTTTCTTCAGCGCCGGACAGCAACGCCCCCGCAAAACCCATATCGCCGGCGATGTCGTTGCGAAGATTGTTCTCGTATTTTTTATCGAGAATTTCCATGCCGTCCATCTTGACTGAATCTAGTTTTGTGCCAGCCGCCAAGCTGATGAAATTGATTCGCTTCTTCGCCCCCTTGCCTTGAAAAGCGTCACGCAAAGCCTCGTGCTGTTTCTTCTGTTGCGGTTCACTTAGCGTACTGATGCCCTTTTTATCGGACTCAGGAAACGTTTCATAATACACGCGACTACGGAACTCATCCATAATGCCACGCTTTGTGGCAACGAACTCGTCTTGATACAGAACATTAGCTAAAGCAGCGAGGGGGAGCGGGCGACCATAAGGTTCAAGCCTGCTCGCGCGGTATTTGATTGCAATAGTGTTCTCGGTTCGGAGTTTATGCCACTGCCCCGATGCACCCTTTTTGTTTGTATATTGCTGAAAGGCGTCGCGAATTTCCTTCGGATATTTGCGAATCTTACTATCGGCAGATTCGTTGCCCTCGCTCCTGAAATAATCAAGATTGAACGCAATAATTGGGGCGCTGTTTTTATAACCGACAATCTTGCAATACTTGACGGGGAGGGTGATAATGCTCGCATTGCTTACGGTATCGGCGTTGATTTCCCCAATAGAACGCACTGCAAAATCACTCAGCGCGGGAATTTCATTCAGCGGTCTATCGCCAAAATCGCAATAGCCGTAGTAATCGCCGCCCACAAGGACAGAGCGTATAATGTCGCGCACAACTTCTTTGTGTCGAATTGTTTTAAGAAATGTTGCTGTGATTTTCTTTGCCCGTTCTTTTGAACTAGGCGTTTCACCATATGCAATCGCCACATAGTCCAGCGTGGGCAGAGAGACCATGTAATCAATAACATTGGTTACAATACCGTTGCTATTATATATAGTTTCGCAGAGTTCGCGTAGTACATCGCGATTTGACATAGGATCTTTGATGAGGTTCTTGATTGTTTCTGCGTCGTATAAATCCGCGATATTTAACCCGAAGATATTAACAGGGAAAGACGAGAAGTAGGAATTAAACTCGTACTCTTTTTCGTCCAAAACGCTTGCACCTCCTTTCATTATTAGTTGACGAACACTCCGGGTTCAAACTCTGAACTTTCGGACAATAAATCTTGTTCGAGAAGTGATGCAAAATAGTTGCCGTATGATACGGAGGTGTAGCGGTCTTTGCAATTTGATCCAGTTTCGAATATCCTGATAACGCCAGTGCTTGCGCAGACTTCATATTCAAGTGCAACCATTTCAGAAATCAAACTTTGAGTTTCTAGATATGGACGCTCGTAATAAATCATCGTGTCGGAATCAGGCGCACTCGTATATTCTGGAATCTTACTAAGCAAATCGTCAACTGCGGTATTGTAATCGATCAGGAAATCAATACGCTTGCTTACAAGCGTTTCGCGCATGATTGTGGCTATATCGCTGTTCAACTTAGCGGATGCGGTAATGAGGAACATTACCGGCGCAGCTCCGGCAGAACGCACACGGTTTTCACCGATTGCTTCTTCATTTAGGTACCACCAAGCGGGAAACTCCATGTCCCATTCTTCACTATACAGCACTTTTGCAAGGCGATCAGCGCACAACTGGCCGCCATTTCGACCGTCGAGGACGCAATAATCCGCGTTGAAACTATGAAATAATTGTTTTATGCGAATCGCCTGAACATCCACATCGGTGCCTTTGAATGCCTCGATATAAGAAATAATGCGGCGATATCCTCTCTTAACTGTGGTGGATTTTCCATCAACTGAAGTAGAGTTATACTCAACGCTCTCAGGAAGTAAGCGAATACAAGAGAACGCGGATTTATCATTGCCCTTTTTATCTACAAAGGCAAAGTCGCATGACAAAATGCGAATCTCGTCTGGTTGTTTTGGAATGTCGTATGGGTTTTTCTTATGGGCACGCATCAGTTCTGCGGTAGCGGGGTAGAAGCACTTTTTAAGGCGCTGATTCTGTGACAGCATCCCATAAGTAAAGAACGCGTGCTGATTTTCTCGCAAGCGTTCGTTCTCATACTCAATTCGCCATGTTATCGGGTCGAATGTGCGCTTATCTTCTAATAACTGCGTTCTCGTCTTTATACCGTGACATAGAGCAACAGACAAGTCCATCGCAATGAAACACGAGGAATTATCTCTGTACTTGCCAAGAAGCATATCCTCGCCAAGTTTTGAGAACCATTCTCCCGATGTACAGCTTGAACTGATATAAAGCGTTTTTGATTCTTCAATCAGATTTGAATACTCAGGCTTCGTTTTATACAAGGGTTGACGCGGAATCTGAAACGGCTTGGCAACGCGGTCAATGATGTCTTTCTTAACTCGACGCGCTTCTTCAATGATGAGAATGTTTGACCTATACCCAAGCGCATTGTCTGAAGCTGGAACGACCGTTATAGAGCTGCCGCCTGCGAAATCAACTTCCGTATCATTGTTGTTCGCAGTAATTTTGACGATTTCCCGCCGCAGATTTGGGGAAGCCTTCATAAGCTCCTGCTGAATTTTCGCAGTCACGATAAGGCTTGCCTGCTTCTTGGTCGAACTGATGATGACTACTTTCGTACCCGGATACAGCACACATCTCGCACAGGCGTACAAGGCCAGAAGCCATGATTTTGCGCTTGCGCGGGAAGCCGTAATATCGGTCGAGTTGTGAGTGTCTATCTCTTGTAGACAGAACACTTGGTACGGATAGAGAGGTATCCCGAAGTAATGTTCAATAAACAGCGAAATGTTTCTGCGATAAAAAGTTGTCCACTTAATCAGTTGCTCGATGTTTTTCTGATTCCCAAGCCAACTCTCCTGCGGAAACCTCGTAAATATCTTTTGCTGATTATCGTCAAGAAGGATATTCTGCTTCGCCATCGCCTATGAAGAACTCTTTGTCTTTGGTTTTAGAGCCTGTAAGCCAGTTTTCCATCGGACGGTAAATATGCCTCTCACCATATTCAATCGTGCCGAGCACATCCCAATACTGAGTTTTATCTTTGTAATAGTCCTCTGGAGAGTGGGCGCTTATATATGAGAGCCAGTTGCCATACGCATCATCTTTTCCAATTTGGGCATCGCTGCTGCGGACTTTCGCTTTATCCAGAGTTATTTGATAAAGCTTCGTGAACTTGTCGTACAAGTCGGGATCTTTATCTTTGATCGCGCGAGTTTGCTGTGCTTTAATGGCGCACAAATCGCATATCAGCGTTTCCTGCACAAAGTCAACATTCTCAAGGTTCTTTGTCAACTTCTTGTAATGCGACTCCATGAGGGTATATTCCGCTTCATCAAAACCCGTGCCGAATTTCTCAATCAGTTTTTGTGGGATACTGATTTCGCCACTTTCTTTGAGAGCCTTAAAATCTTCAATGCTCTCTATCGCGCCCGGCCCCGCTTCCTCTGCAAGCGTATCCTCGTAGGTAGTCCCCTTGACTTGGCTGAGGTTTGCTTTGCTGAGATAAGCGAATATGCGCGACTTTGTAGCATCACTGTTTTCTGTCATTTTTAGCACGGCAGGCGACCAATAGATGCCGAGCAATATACACATTCTTCGGATTGCTTCA